GACTCTGAGATATCTACTGAACTTCCAAAGGAATCACCTGCACTTGTTCCATAGGGATTTGGGTTGTCTAATGTGTGAAGTAATGATCCAGTTGAAGGATCAAAGATATATACTTTACCTGAATCATCGCCACTTGCATCATCTTCACGACTCCTGACTATGGCATATGATTCAGATATAGCTACCGACCGTCCAAATTGGTCATTTTCAACTGTTCCATAGGGATTTGGGTTGTCTAATGTGTGAAGTAATGATCCATCTGAAATATTAAAGATATAGGCTTTGCCTGAATTAGTGCCGAACACATCATCTTCTAAAGCGGCACCGACTATGGCATAGGACTTTGAGATATCTACGGCAAACGATGAAAAACGATCATTAACACTTGTATCATAGGCATTTGGGTTGTCTAATATGTGAAGTAATGATCCATCTACACCACCACCTGCATTACCCGCAGCAGCCTGAGTCATCAATTTTGTAAAGTTACTCATGATCTATCAACCCAATCCTTGACCTGCGGTGAAGCCGTACCATGTCGTACCGCCATCAACCGTGTTAAACACAAACCAATCGACTGCATTCGCATCCGCTGTCAATGTGGGAGCGGTAGCCGCAGCCCAGTCTACTGATGTAGGCCAAGTGATCGTATAGCCAGAACCACTTGCATCCTGAACGACACGCAGTGAGAAAGCATATGCTGTACCTGAAGCAGGTGGGCTAGAGAAAGTAAACGTCGTATTCTGGCTCAGAGTGTGACTAAATACATTACCAGATTCACAATTAATGGTTGTTGCGTTAGAGCTAGAAGTAACCGCCGCATAGCTTTCGTTGTAGCTACCTACTGTTAGTTCACCAGTGATTGTCTGGTCAGCCGTGAAGGTATTAGCTGCGGTTAACTGTACATAGCGAGCATCTGCCTGTGCTTGTGTATAAGTATTAGCAACATCAAACGCACCAACCGCACTTACTACTTCAATTACATCAGCAGCTTCCGCAGCTTCCACCAGTGTGATACTCGTACCGTTTGATGCTGTAAAGTCTTGTGTGATGTCTAATTTCAAACCATTCTGGTAAACATCGACATACCCAACATCATACGATGCAGTAAATACTGTTTGACCAGAAGTAGCAGTGATAGATGTACGGGTAATTGTATAACTACCTAAACCGTTAATCGAAGAATCAATGTAGTTCTTTGTAGCTGCATGTGAAGCAGAGGTAGGGTCTGCATGTAAAGTTAAAAACCCACTCATAGTGTCGCCAGTGACATTGACAAATCTACTGTCCGCCTCACTCTCAGTGTAATAACGTCCGTCATGCGTATGACTATCATTCGCTACGGTTGCTGTAAGTGTAGCATTACCAAGATTAGTAAATGTAGCAGAACCTGTTACGTCACCTGTAAGTGTCAGTGTCGGATCAGCAGTTGCCGTGGTAGAAATAGACACGTTACCTAAGTTGGTCATTGTGCCTGAACCAGTAACTGCACCTGTCAAGGTAATAGTCGGGTCATTAGTAAGTGCAAAGTCTAGAGTACCATCATTATCTTGATACGTTACAGATAAACCTGATTCAGTATTACCTGTAACCATACCACCAACAATGTCTTGAACTTGCTCTGTTGAAAGTACAGCATCCGAAATGCTTACTGAGGAGGTTGTGCCGCCAGCAGTTGTAAATGTAATTGTGTCATTGTTTGCAGAAGCCGAGACAAAAGCTGCGTCTAACGCAGTTTGCAAACCATCTACATTGCTAATAATGTGGTTATGGCTATCGTCTGCAATAACAATTGCATTATATGTACCACTTACATCACCACCAAAAGTAGTACTTGTTGTTAGTGCTGTTGAACTTTCTTGTTTAGCGTTTAGAGCACTTTGTAAACCATCGATATTTGAAATAATATGGTTATGGCTATCGTCTGCGACAGTAACTGATAGTGTAGCATTTCCAAGATTAGTAAAGGTAGCACTACCAGAAGCATCCCCTGAAAGTGTTAGCGTAGGGTCAGAAGTAGCAGTAGTTGTAATATTAACGTTACTAGATCCATCAAAAGATGTAGAACCTGTTACAGCACCTGTAAGGCTTACAGTACGTGCGGTTGCCAAAGCAGTGGCTGTAGCTGCATTTCCTGTAGTATCTGCTGAAATTGTTGAGTCTAGATTAAACGTAGTGCCATCTAGGGTAATATCCGTACCACCTGTGTAAACAGCTGTTTCTGCTACAATTGTAAAGGTAATATTAGTAGTACCAAACGTAATAGTACCACTTGTATTCATTACATAGAGTTCACCTGCACCTGTATCACCTTCTTTTACAAAGAAAGCGTCACCTTCACCAAAGGAATTAGGATCAGAAGCACCATAAGAGTCTGCATCTGTTGCACGAGTAAGTACCCAGTTAGTACTTGCAGACCCTGTGTTAGTTACAGTATAAATACCATTATGAGCTGCGTTAGTTTGGTTATATACTAAAACACGATCATCAGTAGAGACTGTTACACCATCAATTACAAGAGCTGCTTGAGTTCCTGAATTAGTTAACGTTGCACCTACGCCTGCAGTGCCATTATTATAGGTGGCATTTAGATTACTTGGTGTTTCAACACGAACTGGTTCATGATAGTGAATACCTGCTGCTGCAATAGTATCTACATACTCTTTAGTAGCTGCCTGTAAAGCAGAAGTAGGGTCTGCATTAAGTATTAGCGTACCTGTCATAGTGCCGCCAGTTTTCATTAAAGCACCTGCAGCAGTAACATTTGTAGTGTCTGTTACATCTGCATTAGCTTCAATGTTGTCTAGCTTAGCTCCATCAGTAGAAAGATTTCGACCATCAAAAGTCTGGGTAGAATTAAAGGTAATATTACCTGTCATTGTACCGCCAGCTTTTGGTAAAGCATCGTCTGCTGTTGTACCTTGTGTGGCTGTTGCATAGTCAGCTGGATCAAAAGCTTTTACATCTGCAAGGTTAGTTACCTCACTGTCCATTAAGGCTCCTGCAGCAGTTACATTAGCTGTATCTGTTACGTCAGCGTTAGCCTCAATCCCAGCAAGCTTAGTAAACTGTGCATCAGTAAAGGCATTAGTTTCAGCCTCATAAAGGGCTTTTATTTCTGCTCCTGTCTGATCTGCTGTAGCTGCAGTTTCAATTCCTGAAAGCTTAGTCTTTTCAGCGTCCGTAAAGGCATTAGTATCAGAGTTATTTTCGTAGGCTGTTTTAATTTCAGAGTCTGTCTGATCAGCTGTTGCATTTGCTTCAATGCCTGAAAGTTTTGTTTGTTCAGCATCTGTAAAAGCATTCGTGTCTGAATTACTTTCATATGCTGTCTTAATTTCACTTGCAGTCTGATCTCCAGTTGCTCCTGTCTCAATACCCGAAAGTTTAGTTTCAGCTGTATCTAGACGCCCTTCAACTTCATCAATCGCATCTTGTACATCAGTAGCAATTAGGCCTGATGTTGTATTAGTAAAAGGAACCTCAGAAGCGTTTTGATCGTCTTTAGCATTAGTCTCAATTGTGTCTAACTTAGTGCCATCTGTAGCAATATCACGACCATCTACTGTACCTGTTACTGTAATATTATTAAATGTTACATCATCGCTTGTAGAAAGGTCTTGGTTAATGCTATCTAGGTTAGCACTGTAGGCTTGTACATTAACGCCTATATCACTATTTTCAAGAATAGTTGTGCCAAGATCACTAATTTGTGATTCTGTAATAGAAAGTGCAGCCTCGTGTTGAGTTACATTTGATTCTGCAACCTGCGAGTCTGCTAAGACACCTGAAATGTCAGAAAAAGATAATCCAGAGTTTATCCACTCTGATCCGTCATAATATAATACTTCTCCACTGGCAAGAGTACCAATGGTTACATCTGTCAACTCATTTAAATCTACTTCGGCACCTTCTGCAGCATTAGAAACAACTGTTGCCCAGTCGGTCCCGTTAATTGTTGTAATGTTTTCTATATTCTGGCTATCATTGATAACCGTAGTACCCGAAACTTTAATTGCCATCTTCGTATTCCTTTACTATTAGCAATAGGTATTAAGCGTTAATATCGCCACTAATCGATACATTCCCTGTTGAAGTAATCTCTAACTTATATGCGCCGCCATTTATGAAGTAATAACTTGAGGAGTTGTTACCTGCGATAGTAGCATTTACGTCCAAGGCTCCAGCTAAATACAAATCACCTGTTGAAGTAATTCGCATCAGGTTTGTTGACTCGTATTGGAAGTAGAAGTTATTACCAACATCGTGGTAGCCCCATTCGCCTAAGCCAATCTCTGAGGAAGTTGTACCACCAATGGCATCACTGTTAGCATACAGATCTCCGTGGAGATTTATGCTTCCGTCTCCATAAACGCTCATAACTGTTAGGATACCGTAACGAAACGTCAAAATACCGCTACCCTCGCTCACGGACCACCCAGAGGTACTAGATGAGCCTAAAGTCCAAGTACCAAGAGATATGTTGGCTGCGGTAGGGACTGCCCGAGGCTCCCAGGTTCTGTCTGTGTTGTTCCAAGTAAGAACATAAGACTCTATTGGTTCAATAGTTGTAGTATCTACATCTATTAAAGCCTCTAACTCTGTAGCTCCCATTGTAATAATAGAACCATTAGTAGTTTTTGAGTAAATAATCTTATCAGCAAGATTTAGCGCTAACTCTCCGGGTTGTAAATCAGTAGCCGATGGTTGTGAACCTGAGACAGAAGACTTTTTATGAATAATTTTGGTTGCCATTGGGCAAGTTCTCCTTTATAAGGAAGGAACAATTATAGAATTGTCCCTTAAAAATTTATTAGTAAGAACCACCGTCAATAGTGACGTTAGCAAGTTCTTCTCCACCGAGTGACCAGTAGTCATTTGTTTCATCCCAAACAAAAGATACATTGGTCTCTGTTCCACGTTCAATCTCAATACCACCATCTTGGGAGGGAGCTGCTGTTTCATCAGAATTAAGAACGATAACTGAGTCACCAATATTAACTTCATTTGAGTTAACTGTAGTAGTTGTGCCGTTAACAGTCAAGTCACCCGCAATAACAACAGTACCAGTGTTAGCGCCATCATCTGTAGGATCAATAGTAATTGTTCCACCAGTATGGGTCAAGACAGAAGACTGTACTTCTGCAAACGCTACTGTATCTGTAGTTGCTACTGGTTGTCCAATTGAGACCACGCCAGAAGTAATATCTACCCCTGTACCACCGGAGAAGTGCGCACGTACTTCAGCAGCACTTGGCCCTGTGTAGGTAAAGACACCAGTGTTAGAGTCATAGCTGAAAGAACCATCACCGCCAGCATCTGTTGCGCTTACTTTACCACGGATAGTGGCGTCTGTAATGTCAAAGGTGCCAGAAGAGTAAGTAGTGTTTGTACCTGCGGCAAAGTGAGCTTGTACCTCAGCTGCGCTTGGTCCAGTGTAAGTGATAACCCCTGTTCCAGAGTCGTAAGCTAAAGAGCCATCTCCACCAGCGTCTACTACAGAAACTTCTGAACGAATATCAGCAGCCGTTACACGGTCAAAGGTATAGACCCCACCTGTGTAAGACAAATCTCCGTAGCCAGTACCTGTATTAGCAGCGGAAAGGAGTCCCTCAACGTCTGATTCAAAGTTACTGTTTACAAAGGCACTACCGTTCCAGGTGAGATGATCACCAGAAGTAATAGTTGTTAAAGTTACGTCTTCAAGCTCTGATAAGTTTTGATAACCAGCAGACTGCCATGCAGTACCATCAAAGGCCATAAGGGCGTCATTAGCGGTGTTATACCAAAGATCACCCTCAGCAGGGCTGGTAGGGGCAATAGCGCCAACATAAGGATGCCCTACTTGGATGACATTATTAGAGTTGTCTTTTGTGTATAGCTTGCGGTCAGCAAGATTCAGTGCTACTTCACCAATTTCAAGGTCTGCACTGAGAGGGATTGCGCCGATAGTACTCGACTTTTTAAGAATAATTTTAGTTGCCATTAGAAGGATCCTCCGATAATAGACGTATTAGGGTTTTCTATTTCTGTTGTAGCGGTGTACTTATTGGTTGTTCCATTGTAAATAAGTAAGGCACCGTCTGTTTTATTAGTATTGTCAATATCACTAATAGAGGTAGTGGTAAAGGTATGAGTAGTGAATTTTTGATTAGCGGCTTCATAAATAATAAAATCACCATCACTAATTGATGAGTAGTCTACATCAAGGAGATCAATCAAATCAATGCGCTCTTTCATAGAACCTGCATTGATTGTTTCGATTAGAGTACCTGCTGCATTTACAATATCAACTAAAAGATTTTTATCACTATCAAAATAAATCCGATCTACGGAATCACCCTTAGCACCTTGTCCACCAGTTCTAGATAATGAAATACTATGATCTGTTGTTGCAACAGCGATAGTAATGTTATTATTAGAAACGGTAGTAGTGTAAGACATTAGACTGCCTCCGATGGGCTATACAGAACTTCTACGAGTCCCCGCATAGGCTTCCATACTTGGGCATACTTTCCAACACCTGCGTCTCTTACCTCAAGACCAATCCAACCATAAGCAGGTTTTTCAGGAGAGGGTTGTGTAGTCCACGCAGCTACTAAGTTTTCTGGGATAACAATTTGAAAGTTATTATCAGTAGGATCACTATCAATAAGTTCTAATGTAGTAATCTCTCCGCCTGTTTGTTCTTGAGTAGGCAACTCATTCTTTGTGTAATCAAGGGTGGAGCTATTAGCTTCGACAACCTTGGCTACTATAGTGTAGTCGCTCAAGTTAGTTAGCCAGTTAAGAGTGATGTTCATATGAATTTGTTCACCCTCAATAACAGAAACCAACACAGAGCCGTTATCGTTAATCAAGTCTTTTGATTTAGAATTAATTCTGGTTCGTGCCATTTTGTTTCCTTCCTGCCGATCCTCAGATGGGCAATAAGTGTTGTTATTATCAGCACTGTTCTCAATACTATATTTATTTTATTTACTAGACCACCAAGCCTTCAAACCATCAGAGATAGCCTTGCGGTGTTTAGCAGACATAGTACCACCTTTTCGGATGTAGCTCTTTGCAGTGCCTTTAGCGTTAAGTAATGTTTGTTTAGCCGCCAGTTTACGCTGACCAAATTTAGACAGTGGGTTTATAGCAGGAGCTCTTCCAGCCACTGTGGCTTTAGCCATAGATTTAGCACCAGAGTTCATAGTGCGTTTCTTAGGGGCTTTGTAGCCAGCTTTAGTAGCCTTTCTCATGGACTGTTTGCGCCGAACACGTAGCATACCGGGGGTTAGCCCCAGAAGACCACGACGATTCTTTTTTGGTTTAGCCTTACGAGTTGCCATTGTTTTATTCCTTATGTATTTTATGTTAAGCGATTGGCGGATCTTTCAAGTCTACGAGACTTTCGGGCATAGTGCCCTAGCTTAATTCGCCTACCTACGTTAATAATGTTATCTCGTCTTAACAGAGAGGCATGAGCATTCCGTTCTACCCTATCTGCCTTATTCCCGTACTTTTCAGATCTCGCCATTAACTTTTTAGCCTTAGCTTTTCTCATGGCTGTTTTACGAGACTTTATTTGAGATGCCTTAGACCTTACTTTCGATACTTTAGAAGTACCCTTGCTTCTTGCCAAGGCAGAAGCTTTTGCTGCTTTCTCAAGAGCTCTCTTTCTGGCAGGTGTCATTTTATAAGCAGTTCCACCTACCTTGGACCCTGCCTTTCTTATTACTTTTCCAATAATAGCCATTATAAGATTCCTTATACTTCCTAAAAGCCGAAGCCCCTAGTTGTTACTTTAGAACCGCCTCGCACAGGGAATAAATACTCCACAGCATATCTTAGACCATCTGTCCAGTGTTCAACACCTTCTTTCTTACAGATGGTAGCTGTGTCAGGGTTACTCTCTACCCATGCGGTACGCTCTAAGGATTTAATTGTGTTTACACACTTAGGATGAATATACATATCGATATCACCGTTAGCATTTTTAAACTTTTTATTAATAGCGGCTACGGAGTCAACAATAGGAGGGGCCTTGCTATGCGCCCTCGTTTGTATCCCCTCTGCCTGGAGTATGCTAAAGTCTGTTCGACCCACCGCAGCAGAACTCTTACGAGCTTTACCACTAGGGTCAGGATAACTAATAATACGATGTCCTTTATACCTTTCCACCAAACTTCTTGCTAGGGTCTCAGTATCAGGATGCCCCTGCATTTCATCTAGGATGTGTATTTGATTGCCCCGGAGAGCAAATATAACACTAGCCATGATGCCAACGTTAAAGTCAATAGCAACGTGGACGTCTTCACCTTCCTCGAATTCTGGTAAATCTTTCGATATGTGTTCTTTACGATTAAACGTATAGAATACTGTATTACCGGAATCCTCAAAGCTAGCTGTATATTCTCTAGCAAATTTTAAAGGGTCTAGTGTTAGTTTAACTCGCTCAATCTCTGAGTCATCAAGAAAAGGAGAGTCTTCATAGGTGTAATGATAACTCTTCCAGTTAGCATCAGAATCCTGTCGATTGTACATCTCGTAGAAGTAATCATAGCCCATAGGAGTACTAATGATAAGCGCTTTCCCGGGTCTAGCATTAAACTTTTTTGAATTCTGTTTAGACCAACGAGTAGCAATGCATGGTTGAATAACTGACTCCCAAGACTCTTTAAGAGTTGAGCCAGCGCCTTTCCATGAGCATACCTCGTCAGCTACAACAAAATACTGACCAGTCCCACGCATCCTTTCGGACGCCTCATAAGACCAAATCTTTAGCTGTACGTTATTAGGGAACCAGAAGGTACCAGCTACTCTAGATGCCTTAATGGCATGTTCTTCCATACCTAGCTGATATGCTAGTAAAGGATAGTAAATGTCTATTGCTTGGGCATAAGTAGGGGCAATAATAGCCACATTCTTATTAGGTACGTCTTCGGGCAGTTCCATTAACTCTTGTACAGCCAGCATAGCAGCAGTAGCAGCTAAATACGATTTACCAAACCCCCGGCTAGCGCATACTACAGCATAGCGGGTATCATCCTCGACGAAGAGGTCATTGATAATCTCTGACTGTCCTTCATGCAAGGATATCTCTGTCATAATGTAATACTTTCTCTAAATTACCACTTAGCCTTGTTAGCCCAGTAGGCTGCACTCATTTTACCTTTGGCAATGTTAGTGGCATGTCTTGCCTTCCAAGCTAGTCTGCGCTTTCTATAAGCCTCAGATTCATTAGCCTTTGGAGGACTTCCTTTAGCACCTTGAGCGCCAAAGCGTATTGTTTTAATTTTATCACCGTCTTTAGCAACAACAATGTGTGACTTAGTGGGATGACCGGGTGTTCTCTTAGGCTTATTAAACCCAGAAACACCAGCACGGGTTAGTCTAGGGTCTTTAGCCATAACTAGGCCCCATACTTCTTAAGATTAGACTTGGTGTTCTTCATAGGAGCGCTCTTAGTAGGGAGCTTCTTTTGAGTCGGGTTAGGCTTTTTACCATCGGTAAACCCGCAAAGTTTTCCTTTGTGCATAATTGTGTTCCTTTATAAGTGTTACTTGCTAGATCCAACATATCCAGCTACCAGACCTATAATGCCTGTAATAGACATCTGTAATAGCTCTATAATGTTTTGGTCTAACTCGGCATCATGTTCCGCAGCTACCATAAACTCATCTACTACGATAAGCCCTAGTAGACCCATAAGCCCTACCGCTAAGATCAATACGATTAGACCCTTAATGTTCTCTAGTTTCATTTTACACCTAGTTTTGTACCAGCAGGATCTCGAAAGTACCTGTGATTCTTGTGTTACTTGTTTCAGCTTCAGTTGCCACAAAGTCAATATCTGTCTTCTCAGCAAGTACAATAGGAATCTTAGGGTCATACTTGTAGTTACTCTCAAAGACTTCTGCCATGTGAGCAATCTTAAAAGAGGTATTAACAGGTCTCTGTAGAAGTCTAATCTGAGCGTCTTTATTCTTTTGCGCTGTAGCACTAAGCTGAACAAGATAACCCGTATAGCCAGCTGGAATAGTATAGACACACATTAGTGTCTGACCTAGACCTTCATCGACCTTGGCTACCACTACACCACCGACACTAGCAGTAATGTCTCCAGCGTTAACTCCAGTGTGGTTGTAGATAATACGGAACACACGAAGGAAAGCATTAACAGTAACAACAGGAGTATCGCCTGTCAGGGTTAGCGTCTCAGTGAGTAAGTTGTAGTTGGCATCCAGACCTTGGATCTCAACACTAGAGGTATCAGCAGCCTCAGTGGAAACCATTGTCAGTGTGGAGGCTGTAGCTAAGCTAGCCCAAGGATACAGGCCACCCTGACTCCAGATAGTTTCTGGGTCTGTCCCTGTATCTACATCGAAGTTAGCTCCGAACTTATTAATAAAGGAATGACCAGCTACTTCACCTTGAGCAACTTTAAGGTAGAAGTCTTCAGCCATTTCTTGTGCGTTATTTAAACGAGGTGCCATAGATTATTTTCCTTTTTTTATAGCTCTTATTATAGGCTTCTATGGCTGGCTTCAATGCCTTATAAGGGTTATTGTTCTCACCCTCTTTAGAACCATACTTAAATGCTTTATTCATCTGCGATTGTCTATCAGCAGACTTAATCTTATTAATATCACTCATGACTTACGCCTCTTAGGTTGAGCTGAGTAATGTTTACCCGCTTTAGTGTCTTTACGCTTTTTAGCTGTACTAGCAGCATAGCGCTTCTTAGGCATAGCATTAATTGCTTTAGTCGGTAGATATCTCTCACCTGTAGCATTAGGTCCGAGTACAGAAGGTTTACCAGACTTGGTCCTCCACTTCTGCTTAGTCCACTTAGTCATAGACTTCTGTGCTGCTGTCTTACCACCAGTATATTTGCCACCTCTGTCCTTATAGAGTTTAGCGGCTAACTGCATAGCCCTAGCAGAGTGTTTACCACCCATACGAGAGACAGCATCTTTTTTGGCCCTCTCCCAAATACGGGGGCTAGACCTAGCCATTACTTCTTTTTACCACCTTTAGGCTTTTTAGGTGGACGTCCTACTTTTGTTCCGTAAGTTCCTTTTCCTTGCGGCATTGTCTTTCTCCTATAGTTCGATTGCTAGTTATAATAATTATTCTATCATTGTCATCATAGAATACATATTTATTTTTTCTTTTAACATAGGTTATTTGAATTTCACCTCTATCGGACAGTTATAGTTATAGGATACTTGATAGACCCTATCATACCAAAGACCGTTCTTAGGAAGACCACAATCATAATAACAGTATTGAACAAATTGATTGCTACCGTTGATCCAAGCATGACCAAACCCAACAAATGCTAACACACAGAGCATTACTCACCCTTCATGTCAAACATAGTGTTATGGTCACGACCAATATACTTAAGGTCATTTTCTATAATAGCTACACGTTGTTTAATCTTATTAATTTCATTAATAGCTGCTGTCATTGCTGATAGCTCATCCCAGAGTTCTTCTAGTTCTTCGTTCACCCATTCTATCTCTAGAGCGTTGTCCTGAACATCTCTCTTAAGGTTAACATTATCCTCAATAGCTATACGACTACCTAACTGAGAAACAGTCTCTTCTAAATTACTTATAGTAGCTGCTTGTTGGGACACCCACCATACACCTGCTGATAGTTGTGCTGCCATAGCTATCACTAAGGCAATGGGTAATTTTAAGTTTTCCATATTACCATCTCCCTTGATAGCTGCCAATTAACCAAATAATGCCGCCAAATACTGCTGCTGCTGCGCTGAAGGCTATAATCCCAACAGTCCAGTTAATTATAGCGTCTATTCTTTCTTGCTTTTTATAAAGCTCTTCTTTACGTCTCTTTC